ATGTATAAAGGAGAAAAAATAACAATAGAACAAAGAAAAGAATTATCTTTGTAGTAATTATAAGCGTGGTTAGCATAGAAGCAATGCGCTTGGCATTCCAGCCAAGAGAAGGAGGGCAGTACTACTACCACGCTCAAAATATAAAGTAATGGCATACGATAGAAAGAAAATATTTGAACAAGCAAAGGAAATGATAGTTAAGCATAAACTATTCTTCATGGATGAAGTGCCTGATTTTCTCCCGTGTGGTCGTTCAACTTTTTACGATTACTTTCCTGATGGTTCGGACGAATTGGACACCCTTAAAAGCCTTATTTCAATAAATAAGACACAAGTTAAAACTTCAATGCGTTCAAAATGGTACACATCAAACGCTCCAGCTCTGCAAATGGCATTGATGAAATTGATTGCAACGCCAGAGGAATTGAAAAAACTTTCTATGCAATTTGTTGAGTCAGAAAATAAAAATACAAATCAATATCCAGCTTTTGGAGATAACCCATTAGAAAGTGAATGATTTTGTTTACAAACCAACATTAGCATTTTGGAAAATTAAAAGACTAATAAAAGAAGGTTTACCAAAATTTAAAGATAATCAACAAAAAATATTTGTAATACAGGGTGGTCAAGGAGCCGGAAAAACTATTGCTATTTTAATGTTAATTATTGATTATGTAGAAAGAAATAAATCAGAGGTTACAATTTGTTCCGCTGAACTTTCAAAGTTAAAAGATACCGCATTAAATGACTACATAAAAATAATGCAAGATTATAATTATTATAATGATAAACGTTATAATAAATCTGAAACACTTTATACATACGGGGCTGGACATTTTGTTGAGTTTTTAGGATTAGATAAAAAAGATGTCGGAAAAGGACGTAGGAGAAAAATAGTTTACATAAACGAAGCTAATAAAACTACGCTTCAACAATACACCGATATAACAGCAAGAGCAGATTTAGTTATCATTGACTATAACCCAGATGGTTATTTTTACGGAAACGATTTAATAACCGATTTTAATTTCATAAACCTTACTTACTTAGATAACGAGTATTTATCTAAAAATGAAATAAGAAACATTTTAGCATATTATGAAAAAGGATACGATGATGAAGGATGTATTAAAAATCAGTTTTGGGCAAATAAATGGCGTGTTTATGGCAAAGGAGAAATAGGAAGCGTAGAAGGAAGGGTGTTCTTGGACTGGAAAAGAAACACTTTTCAAGATTTCATAAATATACCTCTTAAATCATTCTTTGGAGTAGATTGGGGTAAAAATCACAAATTTGGAATAGTTGAGTTGAAATACGATATCTACACAAATACTCTTTACTGCCATCAAAGAAATTATTTTAGTGAAAATGAATTATTAGCAAAGTTAGAACCTATTGAATTAGCAAATATCAATAATGAAGGCGGAATTATAATTCATACTTTTAGAAAGTTGGGCATTCCATTCGATGCTGATATTGTTTGTGATAGTGCTGTTCCTGATAATATTTTATTATTGCGTGATTATGGTTGGGAGTATGCTGTTGGAATTGATAAGCCAAAAGGGTCAGTAATGGCTGGAATAACATTGCTTCAATCGACAAATGTAGTTTATACAGATGTTTCAGATGGTATTGATTTAGAATTTAAAAATTATTCTTATGCCAATGATAGATTAGGAGTTGTTGATGATGAGGTAATAAAAGCTTTTGATGATATTATTGATCCAATACGATATGGTAGAAGATTTATTGAAAATAATTAGAATCTAAATAAATTTTTATATATTTGTCACAATCTATGTGAAGTAGCATAGTTCAAAATATGAAGAACGACAATACTAATTTAATATCAAAGTCTTACTTAACTCTAGTTAGGTAAGACTTTTTTACGTATATGGGATTTAACTTTAATATAGGTTATAATAGTAGTTCATTGCCAAATTACGTTGAACGTGATAGTTCTGGGAATTGGTACTATTCTATTTTAGATGGATTGTTTGGAGGCAAAAATAAGAACAAAGGTTTTAAATCAGAGCAAGCCAAATTAGATGTAATACTGTCAAACCCAGCAATTTTAAAAGTTCTTTGTTTTTTGTCTGACACTTATAGTCAAGTAAAAATTGACAAGTACCAAAACGATAAATTAGTAGAAAAAGATTTTTTGTATTCATATAAAAAGTCGCCTAACGATTGGCAAACATGGACTGACTTATTTTGGGAACATAGATTTTGGTTAGCTGGAGGCAATGCTTATTTATATGTAGATACTAATGTATGGTATTATTTACGACCTATGGGTTTAGATTTTACACCAGAGCAAATCAAACAATTTAGTCAAATATCATTTAGTAGTAAGTATAAGCGAGATATTCAAAAAGGGACGTTTAAATATCGAAATCCTAATAATTCAGTTGATACTTTAAAGTTTTCTAACTTATATATATTTACGGATATGAGTGGTGGAGTTTCTGGAAATTGGTTAAAAGGGAATAGTAGATTAGATGCTTTGTATCAAATTGCTATTAATTCAGATTTAGCATTGACATCAAAAGGAAGTAATTTAAAATATACTCAAAAGTTTCTTGTTTCAGGTCAACATGACCCGAAAGATACAACAAGCAGACCGATGGGGGATACTGAAAAAGATAGCATTGAAAACAGTTTAGAAAACGGTCGTAAAGTAAATGCTACTAAGTCTAAGGTTGATATGCAACAAATGGTATCTAATATTAAGCAATTAGGACTTGATGAAGCATTTGAGAGTGATTTGATTAAAGTAGCTAATATGTACGGTATTCCAAAAGATGTTATTGATATTTTATCTAAAGGTAGTACTTACGAAAATCAAGAAAAAGCACTTGGAAAATTCATTAATTATAATGAAGCGCCAAAAGTTCAGCAAATGACCGATACATACGAATTCATTTTAGAAGAGCAAGATTTAAGAGGTTAGTTTAAACATTTGCCGTTTAATTCAGTCTTTGAAGTAGATAAAATCAATAATAGAAAAGTTGAATTAGAAAGTTTAAAGATTGCGCAAGAATTGGGAGTTGATGAAAGTATTGTTAAATCTAAATTAAAACAGATTTATGAGTACTAAATTAAGTTTAAACGAAATAAATAAACAACTCGAAAAAAAAGATTTAAGTCCTGAATTGCGTAAATCTTTGAAAGAGAAAAAGAAAATTATTACTAACGACAAAATCGTAAGAAAATGATAAAAGTAATAGAGTTCCCTAATAAAGAGTTTGAAAACAAAGAAGAGCTTTTTAAAGCGTTAAAGGAAAATAAAAAAGAATTATCTTCTATTAAAAAATCAACTGAAAAGCGAGCTGATGCAGTTGCTTACGGATATATTGAAAATATATCTAAAAACAATATTGACAAAGCTATTGCCTCTTCTGATTTGCCTAATACTTTGGATGTGAAAGTGGTAATTAATACTACTAACTTTCTTGATTCTCACGGGGATGTTCATATTAATGGAATTTGGAATAAATCAGTAAGCGACAATAAAACTTTCTTACACTTACAAGAGCATCAAAGAGATTTTGACAAAGTTATTTCTGATAGCGCAAAAGGATCAGTTGAGTTAATCGAATGGAAAAAATTAGGATTAAATTATACTGGTAAAACAGAAGCGTTAGTTTTTGAAAGTACTATTGATAAATTGCGTAACGGTTTTATGCTTAAACAATATGCTAATGGATGGGTTAAAAATCACTCGGTAGGTATGCGTTATGTATCTTTTGATTTAGCAATAAATTCAGAAGCTGAATGGGACAAAGAAGAGAAAGCTTTATGGGATAAATATTATCCAGTTATTGCTAATAAAGAATTAGCCGATGAACGTGGATATTTTTGGGCAGTAACAGAAGCAAAAATAGTTGAGGGTAGTGCTGTCGTAATGGGTAGTAATTCAGCAACACCAACACTAGAAGCAAAAGAAGAGCCGTCGGAAGACACTTTAAATATTGAAGCCGAGCAATCACTTCAAACACAAAAAAGAAAATTAAGTATAATTTAAAAATTAAAAACTATGTTTGTTTACAAAAAAACAGAAGAATTGGAAAAATTAACTCCGCTGGAGTTAGACCAATACAAAGCGGATTTACAAGCTCACGAAGCGCAAATCCGTAAAAATGAAATTGATGCCGAAGTTAAGAAACAAGTTGAAACTGCTAAAACAGCCTTAAAAACTGAATTAGAAGATGAAATTGCAAAACAATTAATCGACACTAAGAAAACCGTATCTAATGACGAAAATGCAATTGAAAAAGAAGTTTCTGAAAAACTAGAAACTTTAAAAAGCATTGCGTCAGGGAATCGTGGAGAGGTTGAAATTAAAGCATTAACAAATCGTGCTTCAATTAGCGGAAATACTAATGCTTACGTGTTGCCAGATATTGGACAATTAGGAGTGAAAAGACGTTCATTGTATGACGTGTTGCCTAAGATACAAATATCAGACCGTTCAAACGATAATGGTATTATTAAATATCACGATTGGGATGAAGACACAACGGTAAGAGCTGCAGCAATGGTGGCGGAGGGCGGTACGTTCCAAGAGTCAACTGCTAAATTTATTGAAAGAACTTTGCCTATTCGCAAAATAGGGGATAGTTTGCCAGTGACCGAAGAGTTTGGTGAAGATGCTACAATGGCGGCTGCTGAATTATCAATGTTTTTAGAAGTAAATGTTAACACTGTTGTTGATTCTCAAATTATTAATGGAGACAATACAGGACAAAACCTTAAGGGATTGCTTACATCTGTACCAGCATTTACACCAGTGGCTTCAAGTATTCCAAGCGCAAATATTTACGATTTATGTCGTAAAGTTAGAACTGACATTGTTAAAAATAGAGGTTCTAAATATCAACCAGATATTGTTGTAGCCAATTCCGACACTCTTGACCGTTACCACTTGACTAAAGATGCTAATGACAACTATTTGTTTAGAATGGAATTAGGGGATAGAATTGGAGCTTTGACAATTGTTGAAGATAACAACATGCCAGACAATCAATTAGTAGTAGGAGATAGAAGATTCGCAAGAATCTATGAAAAAGCTGGTTTAGTTATTTCAGAAGGATTAGTAAATGCGCAATTTGTTGAAGATGCTAAGACAATCAAAGCACGTAAAAGACTTGCGATGTTGATTAGAACAGTTGATTCTACAGGATTTAGAAAAGTAACTAATATTACTACTGCTTTAGCAACTCTTGAATCGTAATGAACAAGGTAACTATAATTCTAACGCAAGACGTTGAGACTTTGATAAAAGGTCAAGAAATTACTATTAATAAAGCTACTGCTTTTGAAATGGTAAACGTTGAAAAGGTAGCGAAGTTCAAAGAAGCAGAAAAGAAAGTAGAAAAAAAACCTAAAAGCGAGTAAAAATGTATTTAATAAACGAGGCTAATTTCACGAGAGAAATTTCAGTTCCAAACTTAACAAGTTCTCAAAGCGGTAACGCTGAAAATTTGAATAAGTATGGTGACGAAAAGCCTCGTTTGTTACTACAAAATAGTTTAGGGAGTGTTCTATTTACTGATTTAGATTCACAAGTAACAAACGGAATCTTAGATAACGATGCTGACCAGAAATGGAAAGACTTAGTAAACGGTAAAGAGTACGATGGTAAAGTTTGGAAAGGATTGAATTACGAAGAGGGGAGCTTTAAAGTTTCTTTATTAGCATATTTCACTTATTGGAATTGGTTAAGTGATTCTTTGAGTAGTAATTTACAAGTTCAAGTTAAGAATGCTGAAAACGTAAACGATACTAATTCTTTAGTTAATGTTTGGAATACTTTTATACAGATGTATCAAGGGGGTGTTTGTGAAATTGGTAAACGAATTTACAATATTAACGGAACTACTTTTGTAGATTGGTATGATGGAAATAACAGTAATTACGTAAACCTATTACAGTTTTTGCAAGATAATCCATTGGACTATCCAAATCCACAACTTTACAACTTTGGTAATAGTAGTAATTCTAATTCATTAGGACTATGATAATTGCCAACGCACTTAAAAGATTGTTTACTGGATTGACTGCTAATATTGTTTTATTAGACGTTCCCAAAAATGCAACTATTAAGTATTGGTATGGTGATCAAAAAGAGCTGATTCAGTGGATTACAAATCAAAATACACGTAGTACTCCAGATAAATATCCATTAGTTTGGTATGTTTTGAATGAGTACACGGAATTTCAAGGTTGGTATGAAACAGACGCCCGCTTGGTTATTATGCAAGATACAAGATTGCAAAAAATGAATGACTGGCGAAATAGTAACAGTTACGAAGGGATTTTAGAGCCAGTTTGGCAAGTTGTGAAAGAAACTTTAGAAACAAATCAACAAATTGAAATATTTGGAACATTTCAAGACCGTTTTAAATTAAGAACAGTGCCTAACTATGGCGTTGATTCCGAAACAAACGACTTAAAAAACTCCAATAATTCAAATGAAAAAAGCATTAATATTGATTTGATTGACTGTATTACAGTTGATTTTAGATTAAGAATTAAGGCTAATTGCATAAATTAACAATTAAAAAATAAAAAATTATGATTGCAATAAATCAAAAAAACTGCACAAGTGCGGTTAAAAATTTAGGAGTGCCAGACTGTATCATTAACAATGGTAGAATTACTGGACAAATTTTCACGCTTCCATCTTGGAGTATTGATACTACTTCTGGCACTTTAACTTTGTCAGATGTAAATGACTTAATTCAAGACGGTACGTTTATTCCTATTTTAGGAGCAGTCGAGGTTGTGAATAACACGCCAGAGGCAACAACAGAAGAGTATCAAGGAGGTATTAAGTCGGTCGTAAGAAACGGACTTGTTGAACTAGCTTCAAAATTCTTGAAAGGATGGGCTTATGCACGTGCTTTATTCTCTATGAACAGCTTTCAGTCTTACAAAGTGCTTTTAGTATTTGAAGACGGAAGTATTGCTGGCGCATTAGACGGAACAACTTTTAGCGGATACGCTTTAGGAATGGTAAATACCGGAACTTATATGCACACCGACGGAAACGCTAGTGGGTATGTTATCAATACCATACAATTAACATCAACAGAGGAATACAACCTTAACACGGCGGTTATTGATAAATCAGTATTAGGATTCAATGCAAACAATTTGTTTCCTATTACTGATATTGTAATGACCGGGCGTGCAGATGTTTCAGAGGGTAAAGTTTACTTCAAAGCTAAATACGCTATGAATGGAGCAAGTGTTTTAGGCGGTATTGCAATTGCTAATTTGAAAAGTTATGTAGATGGTGTTTCAGATACTATTACTGCTTTATCTTTAGTATATAACGCAACCACAGAAGAGTATGAATACGAGCCAACAGCAACTATTACGACTAGTTCAAGTATTGTAGTTTCGTTATATGATTCTACAAACACTATTGCAGTAGCGAAAATCGGAACTAAATACTACAAAGGCGCAACAAGTGCGATTACACCCGTTGCATAGTTAAAATAATTCACTACATTTGTAGTATAGGAATGAGAATGCAATCAATTAATTTTGGTTGCATTTTTTAATTTTAAACAATATGGAAATATTCGGAAAACATATTTTTGGAAGCGATGCGGAACAATTCAAGTCTCTACCTATTTTAAATCAAGTTGAATGGATAAAAAAAAATACTAATCAGAAAAATGATGATTTGATT